GGGCAATGTCTAGCACTGCGAACCAGAAAACAGGAGCTACGAACCCCCATTTTCTCGTTCGGGTTTCAGGTCTCGTATTCTTCACCCTCATGAAGAAGAGAGACCGTCAACCTAGACGGGAAAGGCACATATCGACCCTGGTGGGACAAGATCCCCGCCAGGTAATGGAAACAATCTCTGGAACGCTTTGGTGCGAATTTAGGATGGACTTGTTGGCTTTTCGGGCCGGCAAGGACCTTGTTCCACTTGGTAAGGGCCGAGGCTTTCTTATCAAGGTTGGAGCAGCGGGCATGGGTCTTTCGATAGATCTCTCTGATATTTGGTTTACCCAATTCAGTCGGTCCCAAGAAGACCCCCGCAGGTCCCTCATCCTGAACCAATCTTCTTCCAATCAATATCTCGTATGCCCATGCTCGACGAGCTTGGGTGAAATACGTGGATTGGAATGGTTCAAATTCGTACGTAGAAGGCGTAGTGTTGTCGCTCTGCATGCGCTCTTGATCAAGTCTATCAAGATGACGCAGAAAGATCCCCCGGAAGGGGTCGTCACCCTTGCGAGCATCCAGGTACCTAACTCTTCCGAGGAAAGTACTTTTTGGATGGCCATGAGCATAGCCAATGGCCGCTCGTACTTCAAGGGTCGCGTCTTTCATAGAGAGCTTTCCGGACCGGTCAGGTATACCTGCACCGCCGAGTTCAAGCGGAAGAGACAAGGGCACTTTGTGCTTTCTTGCCATCTTCATGAGCTTGGGCCAGGCGGTCCGGATCAACACACCAATCAACTTTGGCTCATAACCGTCGGCTTCGAGTTGGGCTGCACATCTCCCGAGATCTCTCAAGTGAGAGCGCGTGCCCGTATCCTCTGGAGACTTTGTCAATCCCTTGAGAGGGATTGCTCGAATCTCGGATACTTCTCGTATAACCGACCGCCTCAAATGAGGCAGTTTAGAGACCAAGTGAAGGTAAGCGGTTGCGACGGAATTGGTGATCTGATCACCGAGATCTTCTGGGCTCCTCTTTGTTCTGAACAGACGTTCAACAAAGACACCGCCGGAGGGCGAGACTATCGTCTTCTCCAGGTTGATCTTAAATCCCAGTCGCTCCATCGATTCGAAGTAAGCCTTCGGGTTTTGGAACACTCCGATGCAATCATCACCGCGGATGAGGTGTGGTGCATCGGCATGTCCCGAATCGATAACCGCAAATCTGTGCAAAAGGCAAAGGGTTGTAAAGCTGAGGGGTGTTCCCATTTGGATACCCCGGACCGTGGTAAATTCCTCACCACTTGGTTGGGAAGGGAAGTCTGCGAGACGTTTCAGTCTCCGTCTTTCTTCCTTTGTCGGCTCGCGTTCCAAATCGGATTTGAAACGTC